CGTCTGCCGGCCCCTGTAGAGCTGTTACACAGCCATCCATCCCCGAACCACTCGCGTGGCTCTAGGAAGAGTAAAAATAGATGGTTCATCGCCTGTTCCCGAGAGAATATCTCGGTTAAAGCGAGCCCAACCGTCTAACTGAGAGTCCTGTGTTATTGGCACAAGTGTTCGAACTCTAAATTCGACGCGCTGGTAATCCTTGGAAACTCTCCACTTAAACTTAGCAGCCTGATTAAGCTCCTCAGCTAAAGCGGGATCGTTAACTATCTTACAAGGAAAAGGCGATGTAGGGACTCCGTAAGGAATCTTTCCAAAAACTTTTTCCAACTCCTCGTAGATAGAATTTGCTAGTAGGCTATAGCCTTTGCTTTCAAAAGCATTCGCATAGGCCACCCACGCAGCAAAACCAGTACCATCTTCTGAAGTCACGGGGAAGGTCTTCTTAAATCTTGTGGGCGTAACGTCGAAAGAACCGAACGCATCAACACCACAGGATTCTCGAAACCAACCTTGATAATAAGACTTATCAGTATTGACCTTTAGGCCAACACTTGATAAAACTCTTATTACATCTTCAGCATCTTCTGTGGGGACAATAATATCGTCTCCAAATACATATACTGAAGGCGCTGCATCATGTAACCCTATGCCTCGCTTGATAGCGATAGCTGAAACGCTCAAAGCCCAGAAGACAAAGCTCTCAACAGGGAAGCATAAAGCTGAACCCATGCCGGCGAACTTCTTCAGGGGCACTACTGTACCATTAGGTAGTACCGTTTCAGGCGTCCGTGCTGCGAGAAGGCACTTCAAGATTGATGGTTTCAACCTGAATATTTTCTCAACAAGCTTAACGGAAAGGAGATCAGAGGCATCCTTCATGTCAAGAGTAGCGAACTCGAGGGTCAGTGATGACCTTCGCGCTAGATCTTGATTAACCTTTTGGCTAAAGAAGTTGATGCGCCCCTTGGTTAAGGGATTGGCTTCGAGCCAATGCATCATCTTGCGTCCAAGTCCCTGCTGGATCCACATATATTCAAGTGGTTCCATGGTAATGATACGCGGGCCTCTAGAATCTTTAGGGACAAGAGTGATCTTCGATACCCCATAATTGAGGCGGTCGAGACTCATATAATCTCCCTTAAGATCTCCGAGCATATTGGTATTATGAAAGAAATACTCATAATACGGAAACTGCTGGTGAATAGAGCTATAGAGTCGTGAAAACTTCCACTTCTCTTCACCCTTCTCACCAGTAGCCAGGCTACCTGGTCCATGCCTCGGGACAATGTCCTTGGGCGGGAAGTGCGAAAAAACATACCGGCAAAGAAGTGCAGCACCAGAAACGACTTGGTCGTTCAAGGCTGAAGCTTGATTGCTGTCAAGAAAGGAGGTAATAGCCGCTTCGTTTGCAACGAAGTTGTCTAGAGTAGCTGCTTCTAAGGCAGGACTATAAGGCAATTCCAACTTGTAAAATGCTTCGCAAACCTGCCGAACGTGCTTAATGCGCGTTACATATGGCATAGCGAAAAGTGACCCATCGGGGTGGTAGATCTTAGAAAAGTGAGAATATAGGAAAACTGGCAAGCCAGTCCCCTTCACTTTGCTAAAACCTGCTGGGACCTCTAAACGACCTGTTTTAAAGGACAGGTCCAGAGCCTTCCTAAGAGACGGAAGGTTGACGGTGAGGAACCTAATTCCCTCTGCGGAAAATCGCTTCGAGCAATACTCGAAGTCCTTCTCCGCAAAACCCAACAAAATAGGGTCGGCAGCGACGAACCGTGGCTTCAACAAGCCATTCAAACGGTCCATATAAATGGAATAGGAAGGGGACATAATCAGTCAATCCTTTCTTGGCTCCTGAGGGAACAACTCTCAGGGCATTAACCAAATAACAATGACCGCAAAAACACCTACAATCATCACCTAGCTCATGTTCTTCGCTAGGTACTGAACCAGTCATGGTAGGTTAAGACTGACCTTGAAGAAGGTTAGCAACCTTTGTGGTGTCAACGGTTACTGCACCGCCAACCAAATCACCAATGATAGCAATACCATTGTTGACATCAGTTTGGATGAAGTCACCGTTAAGAGGGTAAGCAATTGAAAGATTGATTACCATCTTGCTTGGGATCCCAGCAACCGACAACTTATCTTGAGTCAACGACACAAGAGTACGTCGAATGCGGGCACTACCTTTCCCAGTAACCTGTTGTTTTATGGTTAACAGGCGAGGGGTAGTAGGCGACGAAGCGACATCTACGCGAACAGTCCCAGAGGGGTCGCCAGCCGACTTGGCTGCGATAACCGATTGGATTGGGAAAGTGACGTCAGCCGCGGCCGCGTCCTTCAAGACTAATGGGTCTGCTAATGACATTTAAGCCTCCGTAATGTGGCTTGAACTTACTTCAATACCTTCGATAAAGGTATCGCAAGTGCAAGCTTCTGCTGAGTGTCTGTAAGCTGGGAGAAATCAATTGCTCCCAGAGTAAAAGGTAGACCGTCTAATCGTGTATAACGATCGACTACTACTGTTTGCATCAAATTATTGGTAACAGGACCGTAGAAATTCTCTACGATGAAATCGATAAGGTACCTCTCATGAACTGAAGAAGTAACCTCAGAGATTATCCAGTCACCAGTAAATGGTTGAACAGCGGCTCTTTCGAGCCAACTACCGAAAGGACCCACCCAATCAAGCATAAAGCTAAAAGGAATTGCATTCCAAACAGCTTTAGCGGGATTGTTTAGTCCAAGAGTAGCGTAGACAGACCGAAGTCCACTAAGCGCATCATTAACATCTGCCAGGTTATGGTAGAGCCTCCAAGTGGAGGTGAATTTACATTCATATGAGCGCAAAATGTAGTGATGCTTGCTTGCCCCGAATGATAAAGTCAGGACATCCTGGCCAACACTCGGATGGGTATAACAGTCATCTTTTTCAAAATGAATTGTTGTACTAGATTTATTCGTCTTACGAAGAAAGTCTAGACGTTTATAAGCATTTTCACCGACCTTAGTAAGGGTCTGCAAATCACCTATAAACGGAGCCCATTGAAAGTTCCATGACAAGAAAGTATCTACTCCAGACTTAGCGACAACCTTAGGTAACGACTTTTTATGTTTCGTGACTAGGTTAACATGCCGCGCTAAAGAATCATCCTTTAACAGCTTAGGAATTTTTGATAAGGACTTACCAAGTTCCTTAAAATCCTTAAGCTCGAACAAAAAGTTCAAAAGGGAGATCTTAGCCGGGACTTGTGTGATCTGCTTGTTAAAGGCTTGAACACACAAATTCCGATAGGTATCAGTAGACTGAAAAGGCGAAACGAGATTGGAGAAACCGTGATCGTTGGGTCTTGTCGCTGGTGAGCCGGCTGGACTTTGTCCATTACCGCCACCATAGTTTTGCGACAGCCAATTGACCACAGAATATCCTGGGTCGTTTGTCGAGAGTTTGACGGTATAAACTGGGTTCTCGAAAATAGTGTCAACTTTAAGGTGTTGACACACCCCAGGAATACGACGATTATCTTTGGTGAAAGGATTGATTTGATCCAGCATCCAACGATAATGGCGCCAAAAATTATTAGTGCCGTCGTATTTAATAGAACCGCCAGACGGTTGAAAATACGAATCAACAGGAAGCATATCAATGCTTTCTCTAATTCGTACAGGCCGAGTATTGCCGTAGGGCATAGGTCACCTCCATGCAATGCATAACGCCAGACAAAGGCGCGAGCATAACACATGGTACTAAAGGAAGGATCTTCATTTGCTTGGAACTCGCATCAAGATAAATGGCCCCAAAGGGCCATTGTAACTTTTTGCGATAAAAATTCAAGCATTACCAACCTGTCTTAGTGCTAAGCTGCGACATTGCTGTAACGCAGTTGACAATAAGATAAGTCCTGTAATCGCCACTATGTGGTGATCAACCACAAACATTATCACTCAACACATCTTCGCTCATCGTACACGAACCGAGGGTCAACTAGCATGTGCTAAGGACTACGGTGCATCTATGCATTATTGATATAATGCATGGACGTTTTCGATTGATTAGATCTAACCGTGATAATAAATGGACTGTGGCCCGTTAGGGAAGACAGTCCATTGTGGAGTCTTACGGGATATTAGGGATGGTAAGGGAGATTCCT